GACTCCAGCCAGGCCTTGGCGTCCTTGTCGAAGGGCTCCAGCTTGTGGGCGTGCTCCAGCGCCTCCTCGGTGGTGAACTCGACGACCTGGCCAGCGTAGTAGCTGCTGGTCTGCACTTCCTGCACGAACTCGCCGTTGAGGCCGGGGATATCGACCAGGCGGGTGAAGTGGATGGCGAAGCCTTCGCGGACTTTGAAACGCATGATGGAAACTCCTTGAAATGAGGGAGCGCGGGGAGGCCCCCGCGCGGGGTCGGACCGCCGGCTTAGAAGCCCGGGGTCAGGGCATCGGACATGACGGCGAAGGAGGCGCCGTGACGCACGCCCACATCCACGGTCTGGAACATGCGGAGCACGACGTCGCCGTTGGCGAAGCCAGCAGAGTCATACGGATTGACGGCGATCTCGGTGACGCCCCACTCGCCGATGAACAGCTCCTGCCAGTTGCCGTAGATGGCTTCCGAGCAAATGCCGGTGCTGGTGCCCTTGGTGAGGTTGCTGCGCAGCTGTTGACTCTCGGCATAGGGCGAACCCTTGACGCGGTCGGGCGAGCCAGCCGTGAGGCCGCCTTGCGGGTCCCACAGGTATTGGCCGGTGGTGGCCTTCTGCGAGCTGAGGTAGCCGATGCTCTTGGAGTTGAGCGCGTAGCCGAGGGCGGCCTGCGGGGCGTTGGCGACCTTGATCGCGTACTTGAGGGCGATCAGGTGATCGAAGGTCAGGTTGGCGCCGTTGGTGCCGCCGACTACCGAGTTCACGCCGGCCTGGTTGGTGATGCCGGTCGGCTGGTTGCCGGCGCCCGAGCCGGACAGCGCGGCGAGGTCGATCGCCAGCGCGCCGACCGAGAGCAGGTCGCGGCGCGCGACCATCTCGATGGCCGGGGTGCTCTGCAGCAGCATGAGGCGGGACAGCTTGGAGAGCGCGCCGACCGTCTTCGGGCGCAGGCTCACCTTGTCGAAGGTGGCCTCGGCTTCGGTGATGGCGCCGGACTCGCCGACCCAGTAGGTGCCGGTGGCGGTGATCTGCCGCGGGATATCGACCTGGCCGACGAGGCCCGGCAGGTAGGTGGCGCCGAGCATGGAGGTGACGGTCTGGTTGCGCAGCACCTCGATGAAGGAATCCGCCAGCAGGTTGACCGCCACCAGGTTGCCGCCCTGGGCGGCGGTGCCGACCTGGTAGATGGCGCGCTGCCCCATCTCCATCGCCGCCCGGCGGTTGGTGGCCAGGAAGGCGCGGCGGTGCTCTTCGGTGGGCGCGAAGGGCAGATCGTTGGGGAAGAAGAAGCCCTTGCCGGTGTGCTCGCGGCCGCTGCGCTTGGCGATGGCCATCGAGACTTCACGCTCGAAGCCGGCACCCTGCCAGTCGCCATTGACGGCGGCACCGACCGCGCGCATCAGGCTGAAGGCGCGCTTCTCCTTGTCGGTCAGGCCGATGTCGTCGGAGAGGCTGCCGAGCGGGGCTTGGCGGCCACGCGACTGGAGGTCGGTGAGGACGATGCCGCGCGCCTCGGCGAGGGTGCGGCCTTCGGTGATCATGGTGTTACGCACGTTGTCGGCCACGCCGTGGGCGCGGCACATAGCGTCGATCTCGGCGATGCGGGCGCGCTCGTCGGTGACGCCATCGGCGCGGGCGCGCTCGCGGTCGTAGGCGGGTTGGTGCGGCGCGGCGGGTGCCGCTGCCGGCGCACCGCCGGAGGATTGGCCTTGACCAGAGCCGTCAGCGGCTTGGTCTTGCAGGGGGAAATGACGACGACGGGGCATGATGTCTCCTTGAGGTGCGGGGTCGGCAGACGCCGGGGTTTGCCGGGACTCCGGCGTAAAAAAACCCGCCGGAGCGGGTTGGTCAGTGGGTGCAGCTGCAGGGCCGGGCGGCGAGGCGCGCGCCCGCGGGACGATCTCGACGGGCCGGCCGGCTTCGTCAGCCGCCCGGCCCAGGCCGACCGAGGCATCGGCCGGGATGGTGACCAGGGAGATCTCGTAGGGCTCCCAGTCGATGGCGGTCAGGGTGTCGGCCTCGCGGTCTTCCACATACTTGAACACCTGGTACATGAACGAGGCGTTGATGAGCACGCCGTCGGCGGCCTGCTGCATGGCCCACTCGCCCCGCTCGTCTTTGCCGAACCGGACTGTGCAGTAGCCCCGCCGGTCGGCGCCGAGACGCACCGACTCGACCACGCCGAGCAGATCGGAGCGGCAGTGGTTGAACAGCAGGTTGAGGGCCTGCTGCCGCGCACCGGTGCGCATGGCGCCGGGCTCGTGGCTGAGGATCTCGGTTCCGAACCACATCTCGACGGGCTCGTCGGACGAGAACGGAAACGTGCAGGTGCGGGCCTCCAGATCCACCAGCCCGGCGCCCGCACTGCGCAGGGTGAGCGCCCGGCACTGCGGCTTGAGGATGTCGCCGGAGGCGAGTCGCGTTGTTGGATTGGGCATCGTCGTGGCCTCAGTTGATCACCAGGAAATCGACTTTCGTCGCGGCGGTGGCTGCCGCGTTGCAGGTGATGGTGAAGGAACCGTCCGCGGGAACGACGCGCCGCACTTCGAACAGCGTCGCATCGACGGACGACACAACCGCCAGCACCGTGCTGGTTGCCGCCACCAGGGTGCTGGTGACGGTGACCGCCGAGGCGCCCGCCGCCACGGCCACCCGGCCGCGCGGGCTACTGTTGGTGACGTTGCCGGGCGTAGCCGAGCTGTCGGTGAAGGTCGCCGCGAGGTTGCTGGTTTTGACTGCGGCCGGGGTGGTTTGCCCAATGGCGGCGCCGTTGATGGTGCCACCGGTGATGGCGACGGCAGCCGAGTCCTGAATCGAGATGGCAACGCCGTTGGGCTTGACCAGCTGCGCGCCGAGCATGTTGGCCCACATGGCGGGCGTCTTCAGGGGCTGGGTGTCGGTGGACACCCATTGGGCGCGGCCTTCATAGACCCACTGGCGAGCCAGGTCGTCGGCCAGCGACGGCGATGTACCGGCCGCGTAGAGCGTGCCGAGGTGCGTGATCGACACCAACATTTTTACGGTTAGCGCCATTCAACTTTCTCCTTCTGGTGGGGTTTCGGGTGGTTCGGGCGGCGGTTCGCCGTCGCCCGGATCGGGTTCAGCCCCGGCCGGCTCGCCTTCTGCCTCGCCGGACTTTTCGGCGCCTTCGGGCGGCGGCGTGGGCTGCAGCTGCCCTTTGTCGGTGACTTGCCCCGGGTCGGTATCGAACACGAGGCCGAGCTTCTTCATCAGCTCGAGCTCGCCAGCGCGGGCCTTGAAGATCTCTTCGGGGTCCTGCCCGTCCGTGGTCAGGCCGATCACGTCGGAGACGGTCATGAAGCCGCAGCGGACAGCGAGCTTGTAGGCCAGCACCTCTTTGGTCGGATCGATCCACGACCAGCCCCGGGGCTTGAAGCGCACCGCGGCCCGGTACTTGGCCCGGCGGGTGTAATAGTCGGGAATGTCGAGATCGCTCCCCAGGATCGACGCATCGAGCCAGTCCGCATGCACACGTGCCCGGAACGTCCGGATAAACCAGCCCTGAATGACCCGCCACAGGGCACGGTCTTCGAGCTGGGCGGCGCGCTCGCTCGAATAGTTGGCTTGGCTGTAATCCTTGGTCATCGCGCTGTAAGAACAGCCGATGCCCGCGGCAGTTGCCCGGAGCATGTGCCGGAGGAAGGGCTCCATCGCCGCATTCGGTCGCGTCGGATTGAAGCCGGTGAATGTCTCCCCCGGCGCCAGATCCATGATGATGCCCGGCGACATATCGGTGACGCGCTCGCCATCCTCGACCCCGTCGGCGTCCCCGATCCCGTTCGTCGGGTCGTCCGCCTCGGGCGTCTGCCTGAAGCCCATGATCGCGGCGCTGGCTCGCGCCGCCACGATCTCGGCCTCTTCATAGCCGCCGATGTTGTTCATCCGCTTGAGCGCCGCATGGAACCACGGCTCGCCCCGGGTCTGAGGCCAGCGGTCAATCACATGAAGGTGGATCATCTCCTCGGCCGGCACGCGGATGAATTGCGACGGCTGGAAGGTCGAGAACTGGTAATCCCCCGGGTGCGTCGGATAGAGCCAGTACGCCACGGGCCGGAGCCATTGATCCACCTCGACGCCCATCCGGATGGAGTTGCCGTTCTCCGGGTTGGCCGCGAGCGAATAGTTATCGACCAGCCGGTCTGCCTCGATCAGCTCCAGGGCGAAGGGTGTCCGGTTATCTTCGCCAAAGACCTGCCGCACCTTGCGGATCAGGACCTCGCCGTCACGGACCACGGCCATCATCGCCACCCGCTCGATGTCGTGGAAATGCAGCTTCCCGGCCGTGTGACAACGCTCGGCCGCTTTCCAGTGCTCGAACGCCTCCTCAATGGCGGTATTCGTCTTGTCCTTCAGGGTGCCGTTGCCCGTCGAGACGGTGGCCTGCATCCCGACCCCGGAGCCGATCACGTTGTTTGCGACGATGCGGAGCGCGTTTTTCGCGTGCTCGTTATCTCGGCACACCTGCCGGGATCGCGCCCGGAGCATCCGCAGGGACGTGGCCAGCTCGGAATCGCCCGAGGTGTTGATCGCGTTCCAGTCGGACGTCAGGCGGCTGATCTGGGCGCCGGCATATTGCCGCTGCTGTGCAGACGTCTGCACGGGCGGCTTGTTGCGAACCGTCTCCGGACCATGCTCGGCCCGCCACGCATTCAGGATCACGCTGCCCGGTTGCCGGACGCGCTCGGCGTTGTACCAATGCTTGCTCATGAGAACCTCACCGCCAACCGCTTGGAATTCCCGAGGCCGTTCGCCGCCGCCTGCGCCCGCTTCTCGCGGGCGACGATCCGAAGGCACCGCTGCTCGATTTGAACAAGTGCCGCCATCGGCTCCTTCTTGAGAGAGCGGGTCCCGATGGTGTACTCGACGGTCGCGCCGTTGCCGAGGCGCGCCGAGATCTCGGCACGGACCGCCGCGAGATCCTGCTCGGCCTGACTGCGCCCGT